GGATAACAAATACTGTATCACAGTAATCTTCGTCACCCCAACTACCCCAAGGATAGCCATCTGTAAACATAATAAACTTTTTAGGTTGTATATCGTTAAGCTTCATATATTCCCAATTACAATCAAATTCAGTTCCACCGCCGCCCATAATTTGATAATCTAGCAAGTCGTCACCACAATCTGCACTAAAGTCTTGTTCGTCATATACTTTAGTATCAAAGCACCATAACTTAATATTGTAGTCTTTGTACTCGTCCATGATGCCTTTAACTTCACCTAAAAAGTCTTGTGCTTGTTCATTACCAATTGATCCTGACATGTCAAGTCCAATACAAATATCAATTGTTTCCATAAAACTCATACCAGGTAAAACTGCACCTGACATCTGTCCTTTACGGCTTGGACGAGTAAAGGTATAATCGTTACGTATTGTTGATTGTATTTGTTGACGTAATATTTCACGCCAGTTCATTTTAGGCTCAGTAAGTTCTTTAATCATACGTTGAATCTCAGCTGGCGTATTGCCAGCGCCAGCTGCTTGAGCTGATGCCATCATGCCTTCTTTAATTTCATCACGTATCTTCTTTAATTCTTCTTTAGAATATGAAGGTCGTTTTCCTTTACCTGGTGCTCCGTTGCCTTCTGGCGAATCACCGTCTTCTCCTGATGCTTCCCAATCAATGTGTTCATCAAGTAATTCACCTAATGCTTTAAGTTGTTCTTCATCATAGTTTTCAAATAAGTCATCGTATACTGCTTCAGAACTCCAATTTTCGTATTTAAAATCTTGATAACAGTCAATTAATGTTGGCTTAGTACCAATACGATCACGAACCAATAAGTTGTTTACAATATAGTCTGCGGAGATATTGTGTAATGTAGGAAGTCTATCTTCTCTACGAGTAAAGTGATCAAACACACAATGTAAAATTTCATGTGCAATAACAAATTCAATTTCTTTATTTGTAAGTGCATTAAAGAATTGTGTGTTAAAGTATAAATGTCTGCCATCAACTGCGGCAGTAGGAACCCATTCGTCAGCAGCAACAATGCGTAAACGTGTAGCCATATTACCAAAAAACGGATGACGAAGTAGTAAGCCTACTCTTGCAATAATGATACGATCAAGTACTTCGACTCGCATTTCTGCAAGTTCTTCAGGAGTAATATCTGGATTTGGTTGCCAATTTTTTTTGCCTTCAACGCTCATTTGCCATGTTCCTTGTAACTGTTATAATACTATTATATACTTATTTACAGTAGATGTCAAGTAAAAATGGACGTTTTTGTTGAGAACGTCCAAACTCATTTCACCGTTAAGCCTTTTGTGCAGCAGTAATATATCTTCCATACTTTTCATGAAATTCATCAAAGCAATCGATTTCGTCCGGGTCAATTGGTAAGCCGTATTGGGTAAGAGCAAGTTTAATGCCCATTACAACCAATTCAGTATCAAAATTATCCATAGAAAACCTAAGGAAGTTATTTACTTTATCATCAAACTTTTTATCGTTCTTGTCTGATGCGTCTTTTAGCTCGTAACAGAGTGAGACAGTTAAGGAATACATGGCACTGATTTCTTTTGTCTTTAGCTCTTTTACTTTACCTGCCAAAATATCACTTGGGTTAGGCATGCTCGATGCAACTTTACGGTGAGCACTAAATTTCACAGCAAGGCCTTCGCCTACTGCGCCACTAACTAAATCTGTAGTGGTACTCTCGTCATCATCATCCTCAAGTAATTCGGATACAAATGACCAGGATCTCGGTGTAGCAAAACTACGACTTGGACTTTTTGGATCAAAGTCATACAAGTCTTTCTTGCTAAAAGTCAAATAACCAACAACATCTCTATGGATCTTGTTTTCAGCAGCCCATGCAAACCAATCATCAAAATCAACAGCAAGTTCCAAGTGAACAAAACGATTTGCTAACGGTGCTGGCATTCTGTAAGTAACACCTTTATCTGCTTCTCTGTTACCAGCTGCAACAATAAGGACGTTGTCGGGTAGTTTATATTGTCCTACACGACGGTTAAGAATTAACTGGTAAGCCGCCGCTTGTACTGCAGGCGCTGCAGAGTTCATTTCGTCTAAAAACAATACAATGTTATCATATTGTGCTGCAAACTCAGCAGTAGGAAGTTCTGCTGGAGGTGCCCATTTCATTGTATTATCGTTTGCACTATAATACGGCATACCTTTAATGTCAGTAGGATCCCAAAGTGACAAACGAATGTCAATAAGATAACTGTTAGGTAATGAAGTGGTAACTTGTCCAATAATATCAGACTTACCAATTCCTGGAGGTCCCCATAAAAATAGTGGACGTTTTTTCTTAAAAGCTCGTATAATGCTTTTTTTAGCCTTATTTGGGCTAACAGTACGTGTCATAACAACTTCTGACATTTAGTATTCCTCTTCTTATTGCTAAGTTTATCAGTGCCTACTTCTAACTATATATACAGTATAGCACCTTATTTACTAAAGGTCAACCTCTTTTAACAGATTTTATGATTTATTTCGTTCTTTATAATCTGCTACTGCTGCTTTAATTGCATCTTCAGCTAGTACTGAGCAATGTATCTTTACTGGCGGAAGTGCAAGCTCACTGGCAAGCATAGTATTTGTTATTGCAAGTGTTTGATCTAGTGTCATGCCTTTGACCATTTCGGTTACTAAGCTACTACTTGCAATAGCACTACCGCAACCATATGTTTTAAAACATGCGTCTTCTACAATGCCATCATCGTCTACTTTAATTTGCAGACGCATAACATCGCCACAGGCTGGAGCTCCAACCATACCGGTTCCAATATTTTTAGCAGGATCCCACTTACCTACATTACGAGGATTTTCGTAATGGTCTAACACTTTCTCTGAATATGCCATAATTATAGTCCTTATCTAAGTCATGCTGTATTATTTATTATGTATTTTTATTTCTGTCTGTTTAGAGCTTTATTTATACCGTATTTCTTAACATCACCAGAGAAAAGATGCAGTTCTAATGCTTTCTTTTCGTTCGTAACTATCATTCCGTGCCTACCAATCCAATAAGGACAATCAATAAACTCATCTAACCATACTAAGGTGTTAGAAGTCATTGTAAAGTCTTTTGGAAAAGGAACCTCGTATGTAGTTAATTCAATTTCTGAAGTCACAAATTCCATTCCAGAATCAGTAAGTCGTAATCCACCTTTATCTTTACTTCTATTATTTTGCCACCACACGGGCATAAATTCTTGCATAGTGGATTCGTTAACAGACTTTCCAGATTCTTTTAAAAATATCTTAGTATAAATTTCTTTCCAGTTCATGATTCTTTAACTTCTTCACCTGCAATTAATTTTACAACTGAAAATTTGATACAATTAAATGTTTCATTTAATTTCTTAGATAGATTAATAGCATGTCCGGGATTACTAAACGAAACTTTTTTATATTTTGGTCCAGGGTAACTAGTAAGTATATTTTGTGTTTTTAGGTTAAAAGGCTTGCCTTCGTAGAATACTGCCCAAATGGCATCTGCTTCTAAAATCTGTTCGCTCTTGTAACTTTTTTTATCAACATACTCTAAAAGTATGTTTGGCTTTGGTCTACTCATATACGTAATCCTTATCAATTAACTACGTATATTTATCTATTTTTTTCATTAAGTAGGTACTTAATTGTATACGGATACAATTTATGTTCTACTTCTTGTAGGCGTTTGTGTAGGATTTCTACGGTGTCGTTTTCATTTATATCTAATGCCTCTTGTACTATAATAGAACCTGTGTCCATGCCTTCATCAACAAAATGTATAGTTACTCCTGTATACTTAACACCATATTCCAATGCTTGTTCAATAGCATTAGCACCTGAAAATGCAGGTAATAAAGATGGATGAATGTTTATAATACTGTTACTTGGCATTGATTGCACAAATTGCTTGCTTAATAATCTCATAAACCCTGCAAGTATTAGTAACTTAGTATCGTATTGTATAACTAGCTTAGATACCTGTTCTTCTAGTTCTTTTAAACTTTGCCAACAATATATAGGAATATTTGCTTCTTCGGCAATATCTAACCCGTATGCATGTTGTTTATTTGATACAACAAATTTAACATCAATGCCGTTGTTAATCATTGCATTTAAATTAGAACCAGCGCCACTTAATAGTACTCCTACACTGTTCATTTTAAATGTTTACCACTTGCCGCCAACATCCATATTTACTTCAATTAATTCGCCATCGTTTGATTTGCTTTCTTTTACAAATTTTTCTAAATCACCATGTAATCTAGCCATTGTAATACCAAGAGTGAATGCAAGGTTCTTTGCTTGTGCAATTGGAAGACGTAGTTCTTTTGAGTTAGACGCCTCTGCTGATTTTACCATTTGGATAAAATTTTGAATAGCACTTGTGTTTAATGGTTCATCTATTGTTGACACGCGATAACTCCGTTCTCATTTCTATCTCCGACTTAAACGGACCTTTACTTTCATAACGTTCAATAGTAATTAGTTTAGGACAAAAACTTTTAACCCAACCTTTATTAAATCGAATTATAAAATATCCAGCACAATATAAACTTTTAGATTTATTTGATTTACTAAACATTGGTAGTTTATTCTTTACATCGTATATAGGATTATATGGAACACAACTAGTTGGAACTCCATGTACTATTTTCTCAGTAGGAACTGTTTCAGTAATATCTAATTTAGACCAAAGTATTTTACTACCAAAGTTCTTTGATACTTGCTGTTCGTTATTAAAAATAACACATTTACCATTTGTATCGTTAAGCATGTATTTTTCGTCATTAAAAGTTAATGTTCCGACATTAACACCTTCGTCTTCAACAATCCAAAATTTTCCATCTAAAACTTCTTTTGCTTTTATTGTCATCCAGGGTACCTCGCATTAAGTGGTTCAGCAAAATAGGTAGCTTGATCTGCAACTCTTTGCATATCCCATTTTGCACAAAATTTCATAAGACGCATGCCAACTTGTGTAATATCCTTAGCAACCATATGATCTTCAATTACATCATTAATAATACTTCTAATATTACCAGGTTGTGCAGTAAGGTCACACAGTACAACATTACGATTGTAGTCATCAAGAACACGATGTTCTACGCCTTCATGATCTACCCATCGCTGTAGCATCATGTTATTCCAGTTATAACCTTTTGTACTCTTATCTTCAAAAGCCTCAATAAGACCAACTTTATTCTTAGTGCCTTTCTTACGTACACCAGGGTAAGCACTAAACACGTTATCACTTGTGTCGCCACGCATACACTTTTCAAACAACATAAATTCAGGATGCGGAGCAGGCTTTGCTTCTTTAGTCTTTTTATCAATAATCGGCTGACGCTTCTTATCATCAAAATAGCCATCATGTGCAATAATAGTATTGCTAACGCCGTTATATTGAGTTACATTAGGACCAACAAGTTGTGCAAAATCACCGTCTGTACTAACAATAATATGAGTGTCATTAGGGTGTGCTTGTACCCAACCAGCAATAAGATCATCTGCTTCTAGTTGCTTGTGTTGCATAACAGTACAGTTAGTCTTAGTTGTAACAAAGTCTTTAAACTCGTCAAAGATCTCCCAAAAGACCTTATCTTCTTCACTCTCAGTTACAGTAAGTTTATCACGTGCAACTTGCCTATTACGCTTGTAAGGCTCATAATAATCCTTACGCCAACTACGCCCTTCTAAGCAGAACACAACATGATCAGCCTTAAAGTCATTCCATGCTTTTTTAACACTATTAAGTGTTATATGTAACGCCATGCCAACTTTAGTATCAAGATCACCTCGTATTACGTGCCTTGCTCTAAAGAAAGTATTTGCTGTATCAACTAATATGTATGTACTCATAAGTATGCCTTTTCTATTATTATACTATTATTATAACATAAAACTTGACTGTTGTCAACTAACTTCTGACTTATCTTTGCTAACAGGAACAACTTTAATATATCCCATATCTCTATCAACTGATTGTTGCTCTTCTTCAAGCATTTGTACAACAATAGTTCTAAACCAAGCATCAACAATCTGTTCGTTAGTTTCACCTGAGTATCCAGCATCTAGTAACTGCTCAATAAATTCGTTATTCCAATCGAGCTCAAAGAATCCGTTCTTAATGTCTTTAGGATTAATTTGTGTGTCAATAACTGCTACCCACGGTTCTTTAGCCTTAGTTGCAGCAACCTTTTCAAGTTCTAACGTTTTGCGTCTAACTTCTTCGTTTGTTTCTTTCTTAGGGGTAGTAGGTTTTGTAGGTTTTTTACCTACTGTTTTATTAAACCAATCTTTTATTTTATTCATTAATATCCTGCCTTTCGTATTTTGTCAGTAGGGTCAATAGGTGCTTTCATTGCTTTATCTAGTTTTTCATTTGTTTCTTGCTTAATTGCATGTAATGCATCAAGTTCCCCAGGCATTTCCGAATAAGCTGATGTGTAGTCTAGGGGTAAATCGCCATCCTTTTTCCATACAGACTTCTGCAACTTCTTTAACATTGAGGACATACTCTTCCGAGCGTCCCCCAAGCGGCATACAATATACTGGACACTCAACGCCGACATCACGGTATGCTTGCACAGCTCTGCCAGCTTCTTCAATATCTGAACGATCAGCAACGACAAATTTAAAATACATGTCGCTATCATTAACAGTGGAATAATTAAGAGCCACACTAGGCTTAATAGCATCTTCCCAAGATTCTCCGCTAACGGATAGCTTAGGCGAACAACTCCATGTAACTGTAATACGTTTGCTATCGTTAAGATAGTCGTATAAGTCGTCGTGTAATACTTGTGTAGTGTTTGTTTCAAATGTAACATTTTTTAAGTCTCTCATGCGTGGGTGATCAAACAGCTCTACGTAAAGTCGTTGCCACGCTAACAACGGCTCACCACCTGTCATAATTAAATGAATATCTTGTCCATTATCCATTGTCCACTTGCCTTCTGGAGTAAGAGATAACAAGTGTTCAACTACTTCCTCAACTTCTGCAAGTTTATTAAAGTCTTTAAACTCAGGATAGATACTTGCATAAGTATCACAACCTGTATGTATAATAGGCAAGTCATTAAACTTTTCAGTCTTTGCAATAATACCATCGTCTAGTAAGTCTTTTACTTCTTGATTATACCTTTGACCATTTGCAAGTTTTTCAGCACGACTAGGCTCATCTTTACCAAGTCCAAAGTTCATACAACGAAAGTTACAACCAAAGGTACGTAGGAACACACTAGGTACTCCTACAAACTTACCTTCACCTTGCACACTATAGAATGCTTCTGAATATCTTAGCTTCATCGTGCAAACTCCTGTTGTAATTTAATGTTGTCGAAGAACTCTTTCTTAGTTCCTGCATCATCTTTAAATGCACCACGTAATACAGTTGTCTGTGTAAGACTACTAGTTGCCATAATGCCTCGGTTCTCGCAACAACCGTGTGTTGCTTGAATGTAAACACCTAAATGTTCTGCATCAGTTGCTAGTTGTATTTCACGTGCAATATCATTTGCAAGTTCTTCTTGTAGTGTTCCGCGTCTAGCACACCATTGTGCAATACGTGTATACTTACTAAGTCCAATAAGTTTATCACTAGCAATAATACCAATGTATGCTACACCTGCTACTGGCTGGTGATGATGCGAACACATACTTTTAAGTTCACTACGTACTACTAGCATGCCATCATAACGTTCATCACTGTCATTTGGAAATGCTGTTGCACTTGGAGCAGGATCATAACGTCCTACCATAATTTCATTGTAGTACATTTTAGCAAGACGCTTTGCTGTACCCTCTGAGTTAGGATCATTAATACGATCAATTAGTAGTGCATCTAGTACACCTTCAAATGCTGTAGTTGCGTTATTAATAAGTTCTTCTTTATCGCCTGCCTGTAATACTTCGCTGATGTTATCACCAGCCCAATAGCGTATGCCTGCGTCTTCTAATTTAGTCTTAATTTGTAGTGCTTTATT